TAACTGTTATACCTCTATAAGTGTAAAGTTTACATTTTTAATTGTACTTGTCTCATATCCACCACCCGCAACAAGTGACATATCATTATGTATATAGTCGCTTATATCATCTGTACCATAAAATGCATCAGTATCTATTGTATAAATATCCTTATAACTTAAGTTAGATACATTTTTAGCATCTGGATGCTTACTGTTAGTGTCATATGTAATAGTTGCGTTATACTTCTTGATCATTTTACTAACTCCTTTATATAAATAAGATCTTAACGTTACCTGTTAGAAAGTCATTAAAAACATATGCCTCTGTTGTCTCTGTTACTTCTTTAATAGTTATACTCATTATTTAACCTTTCTTTAATTTTATAAAATAGTATCTTGTCGGCGCTTGATAGTGCCAGATCGTTATATACTTTTGTTTCATGTTTTTTTCTTTCTAGTAAAGTGTCTATGCTTAATACTCTTTACTAAATACAGTGTAGCACACTTACAACAGTAAAGCAATAGTATTATACTATATTATTAATGTGATATATTATAGGTATATGAGTACACCAGAGTTAACACCGCGACAAGCTAAAATAGTTAAATTAAAAGCTAAGGGAATGACGAGTAAGCAGATATCTAAACAGGTAGATGTTACGCCGGAACACGTCCGCGCTACATTACAAAAGAATACAATTAAAACGGCACTATTTAAAGAGATGCAAAAACAGGGTATAACACTAGATAAAATACTAGCACCAATTGCTAAGGGTTTAGTCGCGCAAGTTAAAAAGACTATAGGAGAAGTTACAGAAGATAATGGAGACGGAAGCAAGAGCGTCACATATATAACTGAAGATACTGACAACATACCACTACAATTACAAGCTAGCGATCGTGCTAGTAAATTAATGGGTTTATACAATGATACCGGTAGTACTAAGGATACCAATACAATGACACTAGACGATATAACAGCACTAGCTAACGCAAGCGATGAGGTGGAGTTAACACGGTTATTATTTAAACGTAACAGCTAGTGACTTATGGTTAACAGGGTACAACGGCGTGGTGTTTAACTTGTTCGTGGTATAAACTACCGTTACAGCGCCGGTATAAGCTCTTTAAATATGCATAGTTGGTATACAACACGTGTCTATATATATATGGCACGTCGTCAATTGTATAATGTACGACGTCTATCACCCCTGTTAACTGTTATAGTCTTGTACTTGTGTACTTGCATGCGCTATATATGGTGTATGTTTTAATGTATATATAAGTATACGCCGGATCACCAGACCCCATAGCACCCCGAACGAGCTACTCCGCGAACCCTCAGCATGGTTAATCACACCCCGAGTCCGCCACCATAAAAAAATATTACAGTTGTATTACTATAAGGTATACCTTACAATGTATACATTACTAAGGTATAAGGTATATAAGGGGAATCAATGCCACAGACAACACAATACATACGGGAAGAAGACATGGAAGCATGGTCGGCTATAGCAAACAAATCTAAATGGATACATGATCATTTGAATAAAGATACTAATGCGTACAATATGGACGTAGCTACAAAGAGTACGGTTATTAAGAATACTGCCTCTGGGGTATTTGCAAGGGCTACAACGGGCACTTGTAAGCTACACGGCACATTGTTAGATATTAATGGTAAATGTACACAGAAGGGGCATAAGAAATGACGGTAGAGGATGAGTGCTTGCACTTATATAGACATACTGAACAACGAGACTTTGGGTATGCTAGCTATGAGAAAGGTGACTGGGTAGAGGATTTACGTACTATAGGTGTTTGTGACACTTGTGGGCAGGAGTTTACAGGAGAGGATGAGTAATGGCTACAATAGTATTTAGTGATGGACGTACTAAGATAGTGAGTTATGATCAGGCTGCTAAGATGTATCAAGTGTTGCAAGGTAATAAGGAACCTGAGAATGAAGCACAGTCTACTTACCTGATGGCTGTTAAGAATATTATATTTGATAAAACTATTCCGAGATAGTATAATACAGATGGACTAACCCTCCACTAAAAGACACCAGTCGCTAGTCTAGATTGGTGTTTTTTGTTTGTATTGTTTCTAGGTATTTAAAGACAGCACACCCCCTTTCCCTCATAACTGGGAATCGGGTTAGTGAACCGTTTTGCTATTGAATACAGGTGAGGGACCAGGTTGTTGAAGGGTGTGTGTGCCAGAGCCTGGATTTTACCTATATTCAATTACGTCTTTGTTGTTAGGTGGTCGTATAACACCAACGGTTATTTAGATATTTAATGTTGACTTTCGTAGAGATGAGTGTTAATATGATAGGGTCATGCTTAACGACTCGAAACCACCGTTCATTCGGTGGTTTTCTCTATTCATGTAATGCTTAACATTAAATAGCATTACTACTATAACTGAAATTGTGCTACTATGTCAATATGATTCAACAAAGTGATCCTAGGGTAGCAGCACTTCAGAAGATAGCTTTGCGTTGCAAGAGTGATTTGTACTTCTTATGTAAAGAGATACTGAACTATGACAGAATGCAACCTCATACACACCAAGAGCTATGTGATTATACTACTTCTATCCTGCCTAATCCGTCTCATATACCAGAAGGTGGGGGATTTGACCCTACTAAGAATCTTTTATTGATGCTTATGCCTCGTGGGACATTTAAGACTAGTGTTGTTACTATAGGTTTTACTTTGCAGTTTATTTTAAATGAACCTGATTGCCGAGTATTACTAGATTCAGAAACATTCAGTAAGAGTAAGGCGTTCCTGCGTGAAATCCTTGGGCACTTAGAGGGTAACGAGAAATATAGGGAAGTATTTAAGGCTATTCATGGTATGTATCCATTTGAAACTAAGTCTAAGGCTAAACTGTGGACTGATTCAGAAGTTATTCTACCTTGTAGGAAGAGGGACCGTAAGGAACCTACGATTAGTTGTGCTGGTATTGATGTTACGAAGAATGGTATGCACTATGACCTTATTATTTGTGATGACCTTCACTCAGAGACTAATGTTACTAACAGGGAGCAGATTCAGAAGGTTATTGACCACTATAAGCTAGCCTTTTCGCTACTTGACCCGGGGCGTCCTATAATTATTATAGGTACACGTTGGCATGAATTAGATTTATACCAGCATATTATGGATTATGAACGTGAAGATTTTAATGTTCTAAAGAAAAGTGTCTATAATGACGATGGTAGCCTATTGTTTCCAGAAGTATTAAATGAAAAAGAGCTGGATAAGATACGTAGGCGTCAAGGAAGCTCTATATTTTCTAAACAGTACTTAAATGAGCCAGTTTCTGATGAGAATGCTATCTTTAAACGTGAATATATTAAGCGAAAGAACCTAGAAGAGATAAAAGGGCGTCCAATTAACTGGTATTTATTAGTAGATCCAAGCTATACTGACCCTAGGAACTCGGGAACTTATTCTGATTATGCTGGATTTGTACTAGCCGGTATGGATTACCAGCGCGAGCTTTATGTACGCTATATTGTACGTAAGAAAATGACCTATAAGGAGATAATAGATGAGATATTCAGAATATATAATGACGTCCAGTTCGATGATATCCGTAAGAATCTCAAGATTGTCCTAGAAGTTATTGGTACGAAGTCACTTAGTTATGAGTTGGCAAACGAACAGCGCCGTAGAAATACGTGGCTACCAATTACCGAAATTAAGTCTCGGCACGAAAACAAGGAAGAGCGCATTAAGGGATTAGCGCCGTTCTACGAGTATGGTCATGTGTATCATATAGTTGAGTGTCCGCAGATTGAGGAACTAGAATATGAGTTGCTTCATTTTCCTACAGCAAAGCACGATGACATCATAGATCCGTTTGCTACGCTACTAGAAGTAGCTTCACCTCCACAGAACAGAGGTTCTACTGAAGAAAAAGAGCGTAGACACCATAAAAAGATATTGCAATATAAGCCAAGAAGTGCTATTACGGGCGTGTAGGCTATTGTTAATAATCCGATAATATACTTAAGTTATATATATGGCAAAAGATAATAGTAGAAGCTTAGACCAAAAGCGTGAAGACCTTCAGAATCAAGAAGGTGGATTAGACCCACAACCTCAAATAAACTCTACTAAGTATAATCCCAACAAGAAACACCGAGCTATTAGGCGACAAGTATATGAACGCTATTACTGGTTAAGAGATGAACCAGCTAGGCATGAAGCTGAAGCTGATTGGGAAATAGCTGATAAAGAGTACAATATGTACACTGACCCAGTAGATCCACTAGATTGGCGTTCGCATATTCAGTTACCAGATGCTTTTGCTGCTATTCAGGCACAGGCTCAAGAAACTATTGAGCGCAAGGCTCGTCCTACACTACTAGCTACTGAAGAGTCCGATGAACCAATGGCCGAGTTTGCTAACTCTATTATCCATTATAATATGAACTCAACAGGCTATGACTATCAGTATGCACTAGCTAAACTATCTGCATCTATCCGTGGAACAGCTTTTGTTATGGATTACTGGCGAACAGATAAGCGTATTGTTAAATACCCTGATTCCGTAGATGAAGAAACTGGAGAGATAAAGTACGTCACTAAAGAGATTACCGATTTTGACGATGACTATACTGAATGGGTTCCTAATGAATTTATCTATATAGATGAAAAAGCTGATCACATAGATAACGCAAACGATATGTTTAGGCGTGAGATTCTTAACATTGAAGATTTTCATCGCTTATACGATAACAAACCAGGATTCTATGATACTGAGTGGGTATTCGCTGGCGGTGATACCTCTGATAAGTCCTTCTTTAAACTACCAGGAGATATTACTCATCAAGATGTTGAGATACTACACTATAGCAACCGAGCAATTGATGCTTATTGGGTAGTAGCTAATAATGTTAATATATTCGAAGGACCATTGCCAACTCCGCACAAAGAACTTCCCATCGGTGTTGTCTATCAGTACCGAGTACCAGGTCGATTCTGGGGTATAGGTATTCCGAAGGTTGTACATAACCTATCTGAAGAACGTAAATCTATTCGTAATCTTAATATGGACCGTCAGAAAATCATCGTTGGCGGTGCTTTCCTGCATAATAATGCCTATGATATTGACGATGAGGATGAAACATTATATCCAGGTAAATGGATTTCGATAGATACCCAGGGTCAACCTATTTCACAAGCTATTCAACCACTTAATGTTGGTGATGTTCCATCTAGCTATTTTAGAACAGAAGAGATACTACTAGAAGACATTAGGCGTGCTCATGGTATAGATGACCGTATTCAAGGAGTTCAGGCTGGTGGAACCGCAACAGAAGCAGCTATCCTAAAAGAATCTGCATTAAAGCGCGTTAATATGATTTCTATCCAGAACGAAATGGACTTTGTTATACGTATTGGTCGTCTTAAGTGGGCTAATATACAGTTCTACTACACTATTCCGCGAATGGAAAAGATTGCCGATGAAGATGGTGGAGAAAAAACCAAGAAGATTCACCGCACCATTACAGCTGATGGTAAGAAGTTTTCTATTATTAGTGATAACGGTAAGACAAAACTTGATATGGAAGACATTAAGGGAAGTTCTGCACTTCAACTTAAATCTGCATTCCATAAGTATATTGAATCTAGTTATGATATTACAGTTAATGCTGATGTATTTACTCCTATATCTAAAGCTATTGAACAGACTAAGAAGACTGAAATCTTTGGTATGCTTTTAGGTAATCCAGCAACCTCAGCATTACTTGATTTACCTGGAGCTATGTCTGACGTTATGCGTGTCAATAACATTAAACCAGATGTATGGATGAAGAATAATATAGGCAGAAAAGATATGATGATGCTTGCTGAGTCTGAAAATATGGTTATGGCTGCCGGTCAACCACTATCTGGTACCGAAGGTGCAACTGAGGATCATACGTTAGTTCACCTTATGTTTACTAAAACCCAAGAATTTAATGAGTTACCTCCTGAGTTTAAACAACTTATAGCTGACCACCTTATGCAAGAGCATGATAATAACCCAGCAACAGGTCAGATAGCAGATATGATGGGTCAGTATGGTATGGGTGCGCAAACTACACCAGGCGCTCCAGGCGTTGGATTACCTGTTCCACCTCCAGGACTTCAGGCAAATACCTCACAACCTCAAGCTCAAGTGGCAGATATACAGCCAACTAACTTCGCACAACCAGAATAGACTATTGCATATGTTAAATAAGATGGGTACAGTTTTAATATGAAGAGTGTCACCGAACAGTTATCTCAAAGTGAACAAAAGCTCTTAGCACTTTTTTATGGAACGCCAACATATAACGCAGTTAAAAAGCTTATAGATATTGAACGACTGGAACTTGCGAAAGATGCAATCGAACAATTAGAGATAGGTCAAGTACGTTGGATGAATGGTGGTTCTACAAAACTAAAGGGATTACTTCTTACCATTAAGGAATTAAATAAGACCCATGAAAAGAAAAGTTGATAGTTGCTGGCCGTGCCCACCCCGTCCAGTAACTACCAGCTTTGCTGGCCAATAGAACAAATCTAAAGGAGATAATTATGGCAACAAATGCCGAAGACCAAGTTGCTGACGACAACAAAGAAGTGACTGAAGACGATTTAAGAAGTCTAAAGTATAACGATGATGGAGTAGAAACTTCGCAAGAAGAAGACGAACCAGCTGAAGATACTGAAGATGGAGAAGAATCTGAAGATACTGGAGAAGACAGCGATGTTGACTCCGAGGAAGATGAGCAAAGTGATT